GGATAAAGAAAATTTAATGGAAAAAGCTAACGACTATCACAAATCCTTATACACAGCAATGAATCCCGATATAGTCGCGAATCATTTCTATGAACAAGGAAAAGCAGATGCGTTAAAAGAAAGTATTGAAAAGTCTAAAAATGTAAGTATGGAACCGAGAAAAGCTCATATTGAGAACATCAATACTAGTGGATTAAAAGTTCGTGCTTTAAATGATGACGGACCTGATTTCAAATTTAAAATTAAAAATAAAAATTAAAAATTAAAAATTATGGCAATTACTGCAGGAAGTGCGTTGAATAGTGTAGCTTCACATCAGAAGCAAACACTAGCAACAAACTACATTGACTTC